CATCAGGGACACCGCCAAACATTTTCACAAGACGCTGTCTGATTGGTGAAACTATGCCAGCCGCCGTGACATTTGTTGGGATATCTTCAATGATCATTCCAACTCCAGCTATAGCATTGTAAAGATGCGTGGCGTAGTCAGTTAGAAACATGCCCTGTGCGTTATAGATTATACCATCCCACCCCTTTCTAATTAGACCGCGCTCAAGCATTTTGTTTCTAGCCGCTCTTGCGCCTTTCTTCTTAGGATCAATAGCTACATATCTTTCAGCCATCGCTTTAAGCTGGTCATCACCGCCAAGGCCATCGAGAATGTTTCTAACCTCTGTAACAGTTAAGCCGGTATCGCTTTCGTATGTTGATTTAAATACATTCATTGATCTAGCGACATCTCGTTTTGCGCCTTTCAATGTGCTATAAATCATATCATGTTGCGCTATAGCCTCACGCAACTCTAACTTTCCAGCCTCATCTAGTTGATTTGTTGCAGCCTTAACCATTAGCTCATCTACACGCTTGGCGCTAATGTCGTGTAGTATTTGTAACCCAGCTAAGTTCTCAGCCAGCTTGTGGTCGCCCACCTTGCTTTCCAGTGGGATGCCTTTGAACATTAGGTCTAAGTGTTTTTTCGGAACACCAGCTAATAATGCCCGGTCATAAAAACTTTTAACGGTTCTTGATTTTAAGTTGGGATCACTTTGAGCCGCGCTGGCTATTGTAGCCGCAAGCTGGTCATTATCATAAAACTTGGTATTGAACTCACCAACTTGAACATTCTCACCCTTGCCTGATGGCGCAATACGCGGCCCCTCTAGCGCCGCTTCTCTTGCTGCCATTCTAGCCTCTAGTTCTTCTGGGCTAATTGGATCAGGCGCTGTCATAACCGGCTCAGGTACGTCTGGTATTTCGTCTGGCGTAGTTGTTATAACATCTGGCTCAGGATCAAGATATGGGTCACCAGCTCCTAATGCTTTAGCTGGGTCTGGTGTTATCTCATCTACAGGTGTTTCGACAGCATCAGGCACTGGCGTGACTTTGTAAGTCGGCGCTTGCTTTGATCCAAACCTAGTCAATGGCGATATCAACTCTAACCCTAGTCTTGTTGCTGTGCGGCTAGTAACAGACGCAGGCTGTACGCCATCAGCTAAACTACGGTCAGCATCAACGGTTAAGTCTTGTGGTTGATCAACCGTTGCGTCTTGCATCTTAGTGATGTCAAGAGCGATATCTTTAGGTGGTCGTGCCATTTGATGTTTGTTCCTTTACTTGCTCAATCCCATCTTGCAAGGGCGTAGGAACTTTACTCAGCCCCCTCAGAGCTTGATAAAAGTTCGCCTTCTGGGGTTGCGTTTTCAAACCGTCTTGCGGCTTCATCGAGTTTTTGTCTGTTGACTTCTGTTCTTTCATACCAAGGTACATCCGCTCTTTCTGTTACTTTAAATCCTTTAGGCACAATACCAGACTTAGGGTTTTTTACAAAAGATAAAAACTCTTTTGCTTGAACTGGGGTCATGTAAACAAACGACCCATCTGACAATGGATATCTTTGAACAGGGCCAGCTTCGCCTCTGATATACCTGAAGCCGGAAGCATACTCATCTGTTTTGCCTTCAGTAACGCCAAATCCTCTTGGCGTTCTTTTTTCTATTGCCTGTAATGTTGAGTGGCTAACAACTTGCTCGCCTTCAATAACCCAACTTTCCCAATGAAAACGTCCAAGTGTGCCATCTTCTGGACGCCCTATCATTTCATATGCTGATTGAATATTTGGACGCATAGCGTCTTCCATAGCTTCTGTAACTAATAATCCTCTAGGCCCTTTAAATATGCCATTCAATCCCTCATTGTTTTTGCCAATGCCATCATAAATGTTGGCGCCGCCAAACTTGCCATCATCCCATAAATGACGACCCTGTATCCTATCCATAACCAATACATCGTCACGCCCAGACACTAACAAAATAAAGCTAACAACTTTGTTATCAATGCCAGCGCTTTCTGTTAGCGTCATAAATTGGCGTCTAATATCTTTTGCCGGAACATCGGGGTCGGAAATCATGTCGTGCATAATTTCCAAAACAGTTCTATTTGAACCCTGTGGTTTTTTGCTTAACTCAAATAACAGTTTGCCTGTTGCGTTTACATTCATAGTCACTTGTTTGCTAGGCGACCCTTCTGGCAATGATTTTTTCATATTATCAATCCAGAAATTCATATCTGCTTCATCAAACGTGCCATCAGCAACCTTTTGAATTAATGGCGCGGCATCTTCCATTATGTCAATAAACGCGGCCTCTTGCTGTACTGGGCCAGCACCTCTTGACAAAATGCCCCATACAAAAAGATCGGCCGTCATAGTCGGGTCAGCTTCGCCGCTTTGGTAAATATTTCTAATATTTTTTACATATCCAAAGCCTTCATCAACTCCTGCTTTTAGCTCTGGAGTTAATGCGTTTAGTTTCTCTGCGATAGCCTCTGGGGATTGTGCGTATTTCATAGCGACAACTGGGGGATGAGGCAGATAATCGCCGCCAAATGTTTGTTGTGTAAATGCTTTCCAGCCGTCTATTGTTTTAACTGCATCAGGGTTGTTCTGCAAAGCCGTATCTATGTTTGTTATAACTTCTTGCTCTTTACCCTTTGTAAACTTTTGCACAACTGGCGTTGTTGGTTTTTCGCCTGATCCCTGTATTAATAAAGGCGCAGGCGTTCTGTGAGCGCGAGCGGTTTCTGGTGCCGCCACAATATCCTCTGTTTTGCCCATTAGCTTCTGCGCCCCAACAATAGCTTTGTCTATAGCGGCAGGCACATCCACGCCAGCATTTAACTGCACAGACGTATCAGCCTCTCTAGCCAACATGCGACCCTCTGCGCCTTCTACAAAATTTCTAACGCCGGGCATAACAGTTTCTTCTATACCAGCCTTTAAACCTTTGCCAGTCACCTCAGCGCCCTTTACAAAACCAGCGCCTGTTAAGCCGCCGATAGCGCTAGCAATGCCTATACGCGCCGCCTTTTCTTCTGGCACAATCTCAGCGCCTGCCTCTTCTTCTATCCCAATAATTCTTTCTTCTGTTGCACCAGCTCTAACGGCCTCACCTACGCCTGCCGCAACCGCTGGATATTTTGCTACTTTCTCTGTGGCGGTTTTAGCTAACTGCCTGATCTGATACTTTATGCCTTGCTTTGTAGCTGTCTGGCCGCCCATCTGCAAAATCTTAGAGCCGCCAAGAGTAACAGCCGCTGCCCAGTTAGATGGATCAGCGACTAAGCCTTTAAACATTCTGCTAAAGCCACCCTCAGCTTCAACACTTAATCTATCGTATTGATCCATAACATACAGAAAAGCCTGCGCCTTATTTGCATCACCCTGCCCGATAAGAGCCGCCGCCTGTTTTAACGTACCACCGGGGGATGGTTGACCGCCTGATAATTCTATGCCTACAGGGCCAGCAAAGTTAAAGGTGAATTCACCCATAACATCAATACCATATTGAACTGCATCAGCATCAGAACCCTCAAACGGTTTACCCTCAAATAACTGATACACATCGCGTGATGCCGCTGCCATCGTTGGGTCATTCTTTAGCATTGCCACTGTGATTGGTGGCGTATACATGCCCTCAGCTTCAGCCTTTTCATACATGCGATCCTGTAGCTGAACATCTGTCATGCCAGCCGTTTCCTGTGCTACATCCTCGTAGCCCGGCACAGTAACTTGTGGCGGCGCTTCAATGGCGTAGGGTTTGCTAAGGTCACGCTTTGGCAATGATACATCTGCCATATGCAGACTATCCATTGCCATATTCATCATTTCTTCAAACTCATCCATCAGTCTAACTCATATAGTTCTTTTTTAAATTCATTGATTGACCCCAAACGCCTTTGGATATTAGCAAGATCAGATTTGCTAGCGCCTGAGTTTTCCAAAGCTACTTTAATATCTTCATAGTTTGTGTCTTGAGTAAAGATAATGTTTGTGTTGATTATTGTTCCGCTTTGCCCATAACTGTTATTTAAGTTATCAACAAATTCGTCAATTTGTTTTTTGTAAGGACTGTTAATAACATCTGGTATCATTGTCTTTACAATATCAAGCCTACTTGGTGGCTCGCCTACAGCGCCGCTTGCTTCCCACTCTGCTACAGCGGATATATGCTTTTCGCTTAATTGATCACTTAGCTTAAAATAAGCCGCCGCTTGTGCGTTTGTTATTTGAGTATTAGGCACAATCCTCGCCATATTCTTAATTGCCTTGTCAACTTTTGCTTCAGCTCTGCGCGTTTCTTCATTAACAGTCGTCATCATCGGAATAGCATATTGTGTATCAATACCAAGCTCATTAGCTCTGTCTAGCAATTGTTCGTGATTAACAATCACACCTTTAAATATTTCTTGTTTGAGGGTGAACTCATTTACATAATTCCTAGGCGGCGTAATATCATAAGTCTTTCTGCGATTTTCCATTAATGTGTTGTACTGTGATGAGCCATAAAGTATACCAGCCTCGCCGTCAGAAGCGCTGTAAATTGCGTTTAGCTCTACAAATATCTGAGTTTCTTCTGGCGATCCGGGCTTTGCTGTCATCAGTGAGCTAGAAAGTTCAGCGGCCTTAGACAAGTATAATTGTTTATTTTCTTCTTGAGCCGCGTTCATTTGATCTCTTTGATTTTTTAATTCTGTTCTTATTGAATTAATAATCTCAAGTTGCTCTACCTCACTAAAGCTATCAAACAGTGATTGCTTGCTACCAAATTGTCTTTGCCGTAATATCAGCGCCCTTTCAGCTTCTGACTGACCAGAGCGCTCTAAGCCGTGTGCAATCAACACATCTTTTCTTGCTTTAACCCTTGCCTCATCAACAGCCTTTATAGCGCTTTTTATATATGCGCTATCATTAGTATTGACAGCCGTGCTGTAAAGACTGCGAGTTAAAACTTCAGCGGCGGTGTCGGCATCAGTGTAAACCTTGCCTTCTACCTCTACAGTATCCCCAGCAGACATGCTGTAAATTTGTCTAAACAAGGAATCTGCTTCTGCTATGCTTTTATCAGACGCAGCAATCTTTATAGCTTGAACCTTGTCTAGGTGCGTTTTCAAAGCTGTTTTATAAGTAGCTGATGCCACCGTATTGATTGTGGCCGCATAGGTTTGCGCTTCTTCTACATCTAGCTGGGCAATCAATCCGGCATGACCATCAATCACACCCATTATGCCTGCCTCTATCTCAGCTATATCGTAGTCGCGGCCGCCTTCAATAATAGCGTTATATTCGGCTAACTGCGCTCTAGCCGCGCCTTCTAAATCTACTCTAAGCTGACTAGCTATAGCCGCTTTCGATGCTTTGCCAAATACTGTGCCGGGGTCTTCTACAATGTCGTCTATGCTTAACTCACCGCGCAATGCCATATTTATTTGCTCAGGCGTTAGCGCATTTTTGTAGCCATACTGCAAGCCTTCTTGTTCTGCTTGATCAACAGCTTTCTCAAATGCGAACTCAGACACCTTGTCTAAAGCATTGCTGATAGTGTCGTATACCTGAGCTTGCGCTTTGCCTGTCTGCACAAAGTCAACAGATGGCATACTAGATATGCGCGCCCCTAATGGTCTGTAACGTGGTAACTCTGCCATATCTATTGACTAAAATAGCCCCTCATTGATCCAAGCCCACCTATCTTCGGCTCTAGCGCTGTTGGCCCACCAATCAACCCAAACTGATAAGCTGTTGTAGCTCCTTTGGCTATACCGCCGATCAGGCCAGACCTCATAATGCCTCTAGCCTGTTGCATATATTGCTGTGCCTGCATTTCGCCGCCACGTTCTGCAATAACTTGATTATCCATAATGGTATATGTTTCTTGTGCGCCACGGCTTAATGCGTATTGAGCCAAAGCTCTGGCACTGCCGCTATTAGGGTCAATGCCACCAGCCGCCGCCCTTGCATTAATTGCGGCTTGCGTTTGCAGTATGTTATCTAATATAGACAATCCCTGCTGTTTATATTTTAGCGCCTCAGTCTTACCCTGCAACCGCGCCATAGTCGCTTGAGCCGCAAGCCCTCTAGCTTGCGAGCGACTGCTTTGCATTTGAGAAAACGTGCTAGCGGCTGATGCCACCATCCCGATGCCTTGCGCCGCACCTGCTGAACCTGCTACTGATGATATTGCCGCTAATGCTCCACCCATTTTACTGTCCTGCGCTCACTTTATAATCTATGCCCAAGAGTGTCATCTTGAGCGGTACTGTTTGACCAATAGTAATCTGGCCGTCATAAGTATAACCCAGAATACCGTGCAATGTCTTTATCCCTGTAAACTCATCAACATCATCATCCAGCACATCATCGCCAAACCGTCTAAAGGCTACCTCTTTACCGTTAATAGTCAATGCCTGCGTTTCAAACAACTCTGCATTTACCTCGAATATACGCTTCTTAAATCCCTTCAGAGAGCCGCTGGCTAGCTTTGGCTCTACCGGCAGTGTCTTTACTTCCGGCGTAAAGTTAAGGCCGACCTGATGGCTTGTAGTCGCCGCCGTAGCAAACGTAACCGTAAACGGCGTTGCAGGCACAGTTTGATCCGCTTCGATAATTCCATCGCGTATGATCTTAACTGTTTCACCTTCGAGGTGATCCATATTGACAGACGATGCTGCGCCCCCTGTCTTGGCGCAGTCAAGCAAGACTGCACTATCAAATAACTCCACATAGTAAACCGTGCTACTGTTGACTGTACGTTTGACCACAACGTATATATCATCGACATCAACCCCGACATTTATAAACTCTCCATCGGTTGTCCACTCAGAAGGCGCAATGACGTTCTGCGATCTCAGTATTGTATAACATGCTATTGATCCATCGTCACCATTTACCACTAGCAACCTGTCGCCTTCGTCAGTGCCAGTAGATTTACGCACCGCCATCTCTTCTGGTGATTTAAGCAAATGAGATGATAGCAGTGATATCTTGGCTGATGTGTAGGCATTCTGGGTGTCGGTAAACAGGAACTCTTGTAATGCCTTGCCCTGCCGCTGGACAAAGATAGTCGCGCCATCAATGTTTTGCAGTCTGATGCCCGGCTTAGTGCCAAAGCTGGTTTGTTGTTTCACAATAAGATTACTAGGCGTGATTGGTTCATCCAGTGTTTGCGGCACATAGAACTCACCGCCTGTTGTAAAGACTTGCAGGTGACGGCCAGAGAATATATCGACAATCGCATTGAATGTGCCGGTATCTAGTGTAGCTTCTACCGCCGCATCGTCTAATGCTTCGCCGGGGTTAAAGTTAAAGAAATCCGACACGCGGCTACCATAAAGTGTTGATGGCCTGCTATTCAAGCCACCAAAGAATAGCCTGCCTTCATGAAACGTCACTGAACGTGGATAGCCTCTTGTGGCTGACCACGCATCTTCATAACCATTTTCAAGTTCCCAGTCGCCGGAAACAATAGCATCAGTATCAAAAAATGGTATTTCGACAAAGGCTTTAACAACCGTATTGCTGACATACTCAGTGATCCTTGCCCGGCCGAAACCATTTAAAACATTAATATATTCATCAACACTATTTGCACCCCACGCTTTAATTTCATAGCCGCTAGTCGCATCAGGCGCTGTGTCAAACGCCTTGGTCACTGTAGCTACTTTTGTTGACGCAACATAATCAGATATAAGTCTATGCTGACCAGCACCAGTGCCACTGGTGATGTGCAGCGACAAACCATTACACGCATCATCAGTAGTGTAGCTGGTGGCAGATTTTAGGGTGATTGTTGTTGATGTGCCACCCTGAGCTGTGCCGTTATCTGTCGTGACACTGGATGCCGTTAGCGTAACATTGCCGGATGTTGCGCTTGGCGTAATCGTAAAGTCAGGGCTGACGATAGTCTGAGTATACGCGTACTTAGGCACAAAGGTAAATGTAATGGTGCTAGCTGTCCAATCGCTATCAGTCGCACCGCGCACAATCTTTAGCGGTGCTAAGTCTTCATGCACCACAATGACGGTGTCTGCTGATTGCACCCAGTTCATCTCTGGTATAATCGCGCTAGTTATGGCTGATACGGTCAGATAGTCATTGCCTGATCCATTAATATCGGTAATCAACGCGCCGTCTTTAAAGACATACATCTTGCCGGGCGTGAACACCAGCATGTAGCTATCAGACACACTAAACTCAAATGACACCATCCGCACAGCCGTGCCAGCTCCGCTATCTAGCTCTGCCACAAACTTAGTGCCGTCACGGCGTTTAGCGCCGCCTTGCGGCTGGATGCTGACATTACGCGCTGTAGTTAAGCCAGACGCATATTGACCAATGTCAGTCCGAGCGCGTAGCTTCGGATCAAGCTCGCCGGATGTAAAGTCGTTTTGTATCTGGATGATCCGGCTCATGTTAGAACCTTATGTCTGATATCGGAAATTCCTGTATGCTTTGGGCTGGTTGATCTATGCCATCAATATTAATGGCGACACGCACCAGACCACCACGCATATTATCAGATGGTGAGCCATAGGCTTTATTATGATAGTAGTCAGCTTTGGTGAGCTGGTCGGTAATCGGTTCAGCAAACTCTGCCGCCAGCGCTGTTTTTAGCAACCGCACAAAGTATGGTGGAAAGTCGGAAGGCTCTGGCCGGTACTGATAATCAATATAAACTGTTTCTAGGTTTGTGAATAAACCACCAGCATAAATATCATAATCACGCACTGGGCGTTCAGCCACGGCGCTGGTAGGGAATACGGCCTTGGGTAATCCTAGTCTGTCGCCGGGTAGTTGATATTTATATTTCCATTCATTGATTGGCGCGTCTAGCAGTCGCGCAAGTTGAATTTTTCTGATTGTCCAGCTATATGGGTACTGCATTAACAAGGTGTCGCGCACATCGTCATAAAGACGGTCAGCAACCTGCGCTTCGTCTGTGCCATCAGAAAAAGAAGATAAGGGTGTAGCGCCAAGCATAATTAGCGCATCGGAGCAGATTGATAGTTTAGTGTCGCCTGCGGCCATTTATTCTACTCCTATAGATAGGTGGGGCGACCGAAGCCGCCCCAGCCGTATTAGTCACTGTCAGTCATTGCAACGGCAGTGCCGTCAGTCACATCGACAACGCCTGATGCGTTTGATGCAACCATAACGATTGACATAGTAGGTGTTGCACTATCGTGAACAAAGATAATGTCGCCGACTGCCAGAGTGTCTGACAAGTCGTTGAAATAACCTGCGGTGTTCACAGTCGCAATAGCATCTGCACTTGTGTAAGTGTACATGCTTGGTGCGTTACCCTTTTTAGAAGCGCCGATCACGCCCAAACCTGTTGTCGAAAAAGCCATAATATAACTCCTCTCTATTCGGTTGCGCTGATCTTGACGATGCCTTCATCGTCAATGGCCACTGCACCAGCAGAGAACATTGAGCTGACAAGGAAGGATGTCTTCTCAGGAACATAGTTAATTTCAGAACGCTGGTTCATGCCAATGCCCATACCAATAGCATCGCGGTGGAATGCGAAGCTAGTGCGTGTGGACGGTAATGGCAAGCCACCTTCGTCACGATCACCAAGTGTGATGAACTTGAAACCAAGGAAGGTATCAATATCACCTTGAACCAGTGCTTTCACGCTGGCGAAATCAGAGCTGGTCAGCTCAGTTTCGTCTAGCAGTGATGACAGGCCATTGGCGTGGATGATCATGCAACGGCCTTCAGAAGGTACGTTGTTTGCATCCATTGCCTTTTTAGCTGCCAGCAACTTGGCGAGGTTCATGTTAGTGCCAGAGCCGCCAATGTCTGTGCCGACAGTTGACGGCGATGAAGCGGCGTTCAGCGCGTCAATGACTAGCTGATCCATACGTCTGCCTATGGCAGCACCAACTACCTGTACTAATTCCCGTCTCTCGTCGAAATTGACCTTCTGCTGGTTGAAGATATCTGAATATTCAGCCGCAATGAAATCTGACATTGTAGCTGTAACCTGTGAATAGGTTACATTCAGAGGGGTTACGTCTGACTGTGGTACGCGCACAGTCGCAGTGCCTTTCCCGATCTTCGGGAACTTCACTTGATTACCTTCGACATTTGTTCTTTCGCGAGTTACGCCAGCAAGAGCGCGAGCGCTCTGATATGCCTGCTTTACCTCGGCATCGAACATTTGTACAAAGGCGTTTGAAATGCCAACTGCCATTTCTTTCTCCTTTGAAAAAAGTTAAATACAAAAGTCGCGTCAGGTATCCAGAGGCTGGGCTGTCACTTGGGCATAAACGCTACGCCCCCAAACGTGGGTGACAGGTCGAAGGACGATTGTCTGTCAAGCACAAATAATAATGGAAAAACTGGGGCGTGTAAACACCCCAGTTAATTTACATAGCTTGGTAGTCTTGAGTGCCATACATCTGCTCAAACATCTTCTCTACCTTGGCGCGGTAGGTTGGATCAGATTGATACTCAGGCTTGGCTACCATAGCGGTTAGCTCTTCCTTAGATGGCGCACCTTCCGGCTGGCCAACGTCAATCGGGATGGAGCGATCACCGTAATAGCTTCTGATTTTCTGAAGAGCGCGGATGCCCTGAGCCGTGCCGCCCATAACCTTGAACTCTTCAAAATCATCTTGACCCCATACGCCCTTCCTGACTAGGGATTGACCCCACTCAGTCATAGACTTAATGACGGCATCAGCATTATTGCCTAGCTTCTTATATTCTTCTTGATAAGAAATCTCAGCTTGTTGCGCCTCAGCTCCGGCCATATCAACAAACTTGCTGGCCAGCTCTTCAAACGCCGATTGGCTAATGCCATTCTGCTTTGCCCAATCCTTATAGGTATTGAACAGCTCATCATCTTCGGGGATGTTCGCCTCTTGAAAGGCACTAACGTCATACTCTTCCGGCGCTTTGTGTTTGCCTTGTGAAAATTTCTTTTGCAGCTCATTATAGCTCTTCACAAGGTTTTCAATGTCTGGCCCATCATCAGCATCCCAGAACTTATCTGGATACCAATCTGGCCGCTCAAACTCAATATCGTCATTTTCTGTCGCCACTGTTGTTGTTTCAAGTGTCGGCTCGGTATCAGGTTTGATATGTGAGATGCCTTCCTCTGCCTTCTGGTTGTCTTTGCTGTCTTCGCTTTCGATTTCAGCAGAGGCCATCAAGCCTTCGGTTTCATCATTCATAGGTTTCTAGCCCTCTTCATTCTGCGTTCAATTTCTCGAACTATGCTGTTTTGACCTTCTCTGGCATAGCCGTGTGATGCGTCCTCACCCGGATACCAAGTCGGTTGCTCAATCGTTTGCGCCCTGAGATGTTCTAAAATCTGTTGACCATCTTCAGAACCAAACACGCGCAGATACAGACGATCCACATCATCTTGCATATCCACAACGTCTCTACGCAACTCAGGCTCTACGTTCCTGAGCGCGTCCCATCCTTCACTATCCATTTAGATTGCTCCCTCTGGCGGTACTTCGCCACCTTCTGCTGGCATCATGCCCTGCTGTTGTGCAGCGGCTTGCGCCATTTGCGCCGCCATCTCTGCCGCTTGCTGACGTTCTTGCGGCGATGTACGCAAGTCAGCCGGTATGCCCAGCTTGTCAGCCACATAGTCTGGTATAGCAGTGGTGCGAACAGCGAGCTGGCCATCAGGGCCTAAGCTCGATGAGAGCTGAACCCACTGCATAATCTTTTCAATATCACCAAGGTTCTGAGCCTGAGCAATCGGGCTGACCGGCGTAACCTTGACCTCAAGGCCATTTACCTTTAGCGGCATTTCAATCAAGCCGCGCTCATCCATCACATATAGGATGCGTGACACTAGCGGTATCATTGTCTCATTTATGAGCCTGCCAAAAGCACTGCCTAAGTTGGTTGATAGCTCTTGCATCTTTGCCGACACCTCTGTGGCTGAACGAGCTGACATGTTGTCAGGCGGCAGGGTATCATCCATCATAATCTTTTTGATGTTCATACGCAGATCATTAATCACGATCTGACTGACGTTAAAGTCGCCAGTGCGTGGCAGAGGACGTAAACTTTCACCTTGTGGGCCGCCATTACGCGCAACAGGAATAATAGCGCCGGGGCGAATGCTTACCGCTTGAGGGTTCAGCACACCATCGTCTGCCGCTGTATATACCCCGGCGATGCTAATGCTGGCATTTTTCAGCAACAGCTCTAGCGTCTTGTTTAACGTCTTAATGTCTGGAATAGCTGTAACCAATGGGCCACGGCCATAAACCTCGCCAGCTACCTTCATATAACGTGCAACAACCCAAGGGCTGGATTTCATTCGGCGCATCAGCAACTCTTCTTTGCCTTCCGGCCAGATCACATAATAGCAGTAATCACCCTGCTCTGGGTCATACATTGTAGCTTCCATCAGATCAATCTCATTGGTCGGATGTTCATCAATCAACCGCTGTAGCTTTTCTGATATCTCTGCGTCAGTCCAATGTTGTTTGATGGCCTCAGCTTTCAAACGCATCCGGCGGTAAATGTTATCGACCTTGCCGTGTGCGCCCTCTTCAATCGCCACAAGATATTGCGGCACGGCAGTAAACCTAATAGGCGTGACCTCATCGCCGGGCTGGATCAGCATAACGGCAGTACCGACTGCCAAGTCCATCAGGAACTCACCCATCGCTAGATCAAAATTAGTCTGGCGCAACAACGCAAACATTTTATTAGCATAAACATCGAGCGCGGCTTGCGCTTCTAGCCGTCTGGCTTCTGGTATATCTGCGCCGGGTTCTAGGCGACACCAGCTAGCGTATGGTGGAAACAAACCAGATTGAATGCGATTGGCAAACCGCTGGGTAGAATTGATGGCGGTGCTGTCGAACACGCGCACCATTTTGTTTTGGCCGGGCGACCCACCGCCCTCATA